GCTCCGGGAAATCGGTGCCCACAAAGACAACGTCGTGGCCGGGCACGGGCAGGTCTGCTCCCGCACCGGGGTAGTGCCGATCGGGATCGTATGCATGCGGCAGGTAGTACGTTCTCGGGTTGAACTTCGACAGGGTTTCGACACTGGTCCGTTCGTTAGTAAAAGCGACACTCGCCATCGCCGCCCAGGGCTTCTGGAATTGATCCCAGTAGGGCGATTCCGTCAGGATCACAGCCAGGTGCAACCCGAACTTTCGCATCGCCAGGAACACGCCCGGATGGAATTGCAGACAGCTGAAGTTAATCACCCAGTCAATGTCATAGACACTGCACTTGATTACCGACTCGAACGATGCCAGGTAGGATACATCCGCCGTGGTCGGTTTCCTGCCGGTGCCCTGGGTTCGTCTCCACATGTAGTTCAGCCAGCGCTGCGCTCCGTCGAGGCGCTTATCGAGAGCATATTCGATCACCGTGTGCCCCTGACGCCGCCAGGCATCACGATAGCCCCGGTAGACGTCGATCGTGCTCCAGGAAGCGCCTGGGTTGATGAGCAATAGATTCATTCCTGCAACGTCACCTCGGCCCAGACTGCCCAGTAGTCGCCACGATGGCCCTCACGGATTGCCCAGGTGGGAGTCATGTCGTACATCGTCATGCTGCTTTGCAGACCGGTATGCAAAGCATCCATCAGTGACACGGCGACGGCATAGTTCGCTGGGGCCGTATCCTGTCCGTCCGGTTGGATGATAATCACGAGCGTTCCCCGGAAGGTGCGGCCCATCTGGCCGCTGAAGGCGACCGGGGCCGCATTTTCGCTGCCACCCGGTATGACAAAGCTGGCCGGCAGATCAGCCGTGTCGAGAGTAGTTGGCGGTGACTGTGACAGCGTGAACTGGCGCGTGACTCCGCTCACCGTCGTTCCGGCCAACGCTGAGAGAAAGCTGCTGTACGTCGTCGCCATTACATTCGCCTCACGTAGGGCGCCAGCAAGTGCAGGACATCCGCCGGTACGTCATTTGGCTCAACCACTATGCCAGCCTCCGTAATCGCTCTGCCATATTCTGGGTTATCCTTCTGGCGGTAGTAGAAGCCGGCCAGGCGCAAACAAGCCTGGACGATATCGTCAGGTGCTGTGGCGCTGTAGGCCCACTTGCCATTCACACTGATCGCATTCTCCGGGTCGGTCAGGTAGGTCCAGGTGATGCCCTTGCTTGCCTTGAGCGTGATCGCCCGGTAGGGAGTGTCGTTGCGCGGCTCGGTCACGTAGGCATCGCTCGCGATCGTGCTGCCGTCACCGTTGGTGATTGTGCTAATGCTACACAGATCACGGTCGAGATAGAGAGTGCGGCCCTGGACATCGCAATCCACGTCAAAGTAGCGTGTGGTCGCTGTGGCACACTCGAACACTCGGCCAGTGAGCTTGTTGATCGCAGCCTGGGCGCGGGTGATGCAGGCAGTGAGGAGACTGTTATCGCCGCTGCCACTGATGCCGAGAAGCGCCGCCAGCGTGGTATTGTCAGTGTACGCCATTGCCCCACCTGCCCCTTCTCATACGCCGACGCCCAGGAGTGCTCGCCTGGTCGCAAGCTGCCGGACCGAAGTATCAATCTCGACCTCAGCCAGAATCTGGCTTACCTTGACCGTTGGCGTCTCGTTCAGGAACTCCGATTCAGCCAGAATCTGGCTTACCTTGACCGTTGGCGTCTCGTTCAGGAACTCCGATTCGGCCAGGACCTGCGAAATCCTGCGGTCAGCCATGGCTATCGCACCTTAGGCCCGAGCTCGGCGGCATCTAGTATTGACGTGGTCCATGAGACGCCCGACGGCGATTGCTCATAGATTTGAGAGCTGTACACGTAGCTCACGTCCAAATTCTTGTCGTCGCCGGTGTAGTCCGTGCTCCCAATTCGCCATACCGGCGCGACAGCACCTGAGCCGGCCTCGGACAATGCCGCACGCGTCCAGACGCAGACAGCCGGCACGCTGCCACTGTGTGTGGTATTGCTGAGTGCATAAGTATCGTAGTTATCCACAGTCGCCCCGTAGACGTAATCGCTGTCGCTCGGTGGCACTTCATCCACACAGTCCCAGTTGTTGCCAGTGGAGGCTGTGAGCCCGGTCGTCGTTCCGGCACCTGTGGGCTTGAGAGCCTCGATACCTCCAGGCCCGCACCAGGAATTGTTAACCGAGCCGGAAGTGTTGTTGACGGCGAAGTCGTCGTATAGGCCTTTGGCCGCGCAGTTTACCCCAACGCTTACCCCCTGCATCCCAGAAGGCATGCCAATAGTCACCACCCGGTAATCTGCGGGAGGAAAATAGCCCATGGTGTCACCGGTGAAGTTAATGTCCAGCACCCCGTTGAGCCTCACTTGGAACACGCCGCCGCTGTCAGCCGGTTGCGTTGCATGAATTTCGATCGTATACCAGGTGTTGAGCTGGAGCGTGCTTCCTGTGGCCAGAAAGTTCACCCCTCCATAGTCGGCGACGCGGTAAAGAGCCAGCACCGTCGTATTAGGAGCGAAGGCGAGAAACAGCATATTGTAGTTTGAGCTGTTCACCAACGTCAGAATACCGTTAGGATTGGAGCTCGTCGCAGCCTGGCTTGGCCGAAAGGCCACCCTGGCGTATAGCTCGGTCACGGTTTGCCCTAGGTTGATGTAGGCGCCCTCGGAGTCAGCGTCTATCCTCAGTGCATATGCACCAGTTCTCTGGTTACTCGTCACCAGGTCGGGCGTGCCCACCAGTGTCATCACATCGACGCTGCCAGTCTCCCAACCAGTCATGAATAGTCGAGCCATCTTATCCCCCTACGCCGCCTTGTAGGCGCTGACGCAGACATACACCTCAGCGCTCGTCGTGCCACACACGGCCTGGATGTGCTTGTTGGCCGTTGCCTTGAGCGGCGTGCCAAAATGGCAGGCAAAGCCGCCGCCCGCTGGGGCTGCATAGCCCTGCCAGAGGACGACCGGTGTGCTCGCCGTGTCCTGGATGGTTACCAGCGTCCCCACTGTCGCATCACTGTTGGTCACCATGATATCGGTCACGTAGTAGCGCAGGCCGGAACCAGCGTCACTGGCAATGACGTTGGTGGCATCCGTTGTTTCGATCTTGGCCGTACAGCCCGAGACCATGTTGGCCGAATCGATCCCTGTGCTGCCACCAGCGACAATATTGACCCGAACCGCATCGTTGGTATCGTCCAGCAGGCTGTCGCCAGCTGGAGTGAGCAGGTTATACCGCGGCATATTTCACCTCCATGTCGGAGCCGCCCGATTCCTGCGGCTCAGTACAGCGTTGCTCTTTGGGGGCGGACTCAGCCGCCCCCTTCATAAGTTGCAGCCAGTATCGGCATTCCAGTTCTGCACCGTACGCCTGATTCAGCGCTCCGAGGAGGCGTTCCTCCTCAGCTTGGATCACTTTGATGCGCTCCTCAAGCTCTTCGAGCGTCATCTACTAGCTCCGATTCGTCGCCGTGGTCGTGCACATGACGTAGTAAGCAGTACCGCTTGCGTCCACGATCTTGAGCGAATGCGTCATCGCATCCGTTGTGTGGGCAGCAAACATTGTCCCGTTCGCTGGCGCCGGCACGTTCATAAGGTTGCGGAGCCTTACGTTTCCTGTATCCGTCACCCGGATAAAGGCGGCCGTGGCCGGCAGGGTATTGCCGGTGCCGATGTTGCTGTCCACCTGGATCGCGGCCAACGTCCCGCCAAGAGTCCGCGTCGCCGCTGCCGCATCGAGTGTCGCCCGAATCGCATTGCCCGCACCGGAGACAGCACCACCCACGGCAATGCTCAGACTGGCATGCAGGCCATTTACTGTCCCACCCGTGGCGGCAGCAGCATTGGTGACCGTGCCGTAAGCCCGCATTGCCTCGCCGCTACCCTGGCCGGCAAAGTACAACCGGGTGTAGATGACGCGGCTGTCGCCGCTATTGGCGGATGTCTCACCCCAGATGCCGACTAGGTTCCTGTCGGCATCGCTCCACTTGAACGTATCGTCGCTGTTGCCAACGCCATACAGCATGACGCTGGTGGCCGGCTTGATGCTCCGTGGGATATAGGTCAGGATGCTCATTTCTTCCCCTCGCTGGAGCAGGGCTCAGGGCCCTGCTCCGTACTCAACTCACTAGGCTCAGACGATCACGCCGTAACCGACCGCTGCCGCTTCGGTATCGCGGTAGACGAGACCCATTCTCGCCTGCACAACGATCTGAGACACGTCGGCGTCGGCGAAACGCTCCGTTTCGACGGTCATCCGCCGCTTCCAGCCCATCAGCCACTGGTCGTAGCGAACAGCCAGGATCGTGCCGTAGATGTTGTTCGCCTGCGTGTCCTGGTCCACTTTCCCAGCGCTGTTGCTGAGAAGCTTATAGGCATCGGTCGTGACCGTGCCCAGGAGCTCCCCGGCCCGGCACATGTTGAAGGTCACATTGATCTTGTGACCGAAGATCGTTGTGAGCACGCCCTTCTCGATCGTGGCACCGATGTTCCCCGCCACGTCGGCCGTCTTGACCTCGGGCATCTGCAATGCCTTCCAATGCACCTGCGGCCCGATCCAGAACTCGGTGTTCTGCATGTTCACTGCCGCATTCTTCCCTGCCACACCCATGAGCTTCAGAATGCTCAGGAATGCCTCGGGCGTCAGTGTGCCGATACTCACCGAGTTGGCCGTATTGGTCACCAGAGCCAACTTGCGCAGACCATCCAGAACCAGGAAGGCATCGGTCGCGGCCGGCGTGCCGGCGATATCGTTGATGTTGGTGCTCGCCGTCGCCGTGGTGTCGCCATCCAGGATGATGTATTCGAACTGCTCATTCGCCGCCCGTTCCATCTGTGCCCGCAGTTGCGGCACCCAGGGCACGATCGAATCCTCGTCCATCTCGCCGGTGAACAGCACCCGCGCCCCGACCTTGCCAACCGTCAGACTGACCGGGGTCGGCGTCCCGACACGAGAACTGGTGACGGTGGCATTCGGTCGGCCCGTTGCCTCGGTCGTTGGCAGGCTTGCCGCCTGGGCGACCTTGTAGAACAGAGGATCGCTGCCTTCGATCGGGATCGGGATGCTCTCATACCCCTGTGGCACCTCTTTCTGGGGCAGCTTGCCGATCAGGTCATTGGTCGCCCTGATCTTGTCCCAGAGAGCAGTGCCGTAGAGCACGCCGGCCCATTCGTCACCGTAGCTGGTGAGAGTGCTGCGTTCGATCTCGTCTGCCTTTAGGCCCAGCGCCTTGAGGCCCTCATGGGCGGCGTTATTGCCTTTCTTCTCTGCCTCCGCCGCTTTTAGGGCCAGGCTCTTGTATGCCAGCTCAGGATCATTGAGCCGAGTCGCCTTCACCCCATTTACCGGCCCGGTCAGAATGCTGACCAGAGTGGCCATGTCGGCCACGTCCAGGTTATCGTAACGCTGGTCATTGAAACGGGTGACGTAAGGCGCGCCGAGGGGCAGCCGGCGACTCTTAACCGCCAGTTCCTCATCGTGTGCCTTGATCGCCGCCTCGATAGCGTCTTTGACCTTCTTTTCCTCTTCCGCCTTGGCTTTGGCCGCTGCCTCATCAGCCTCGCGCTGCGCCTTGAGAGCCGCTGCCACCGCTTCCTGGATGGTCTTCTTCGCTTCCTCGTCCATTGTGAACTCCTTTGCTTTCTGTTGTTTGGGATTACCAGCTGGCTTCGCCCCATCAATGCTGGGCGCTGGCCCGGCTGCTGCCGCAGCCGCTTTGGCCTGCGCCCCTGTGACTGATGGCTCTGGCTCTGCCTCAATGCCTTCAGGCAGCGTCATTCCCGCTGCCTGATAGGTCGCTTTCAGAACCGGCAGGGCGACGGCGTAGCTGTTCGCCGGCTGCCGCCCGCCCTCAGCATCGAATATGCTCAACTCTGCCACCGGCCAGTGCCGGATATGGCCATCCGGGTCTGTACGTACCAGATGCGCCACAGCACCGCTGCTGGCGCGGGCGATTCCACGCTTAGCCGCATCCCAGACCCGCCGCGCCAGCTCGCTGCTCTTGTCCAGGACGACCCGGTACCAGACTCCGTCCGAGCGCACTTCGCGGCTGACGGTCTTGCCGATAAAAGCCGGATCGCCCGCCGGCTTCCCATCCGGGCCCCAGCCATGGTAGTAGACAGCCGGCGGCAGCGGGAACTTGTCCTCATGGAACTGGGTGTCCGGAGCGAAGTATTCGCCCTGGGCGTCTTTCTGTGCCGGCGAGCCGAACGGCAAGCCCAGTACATCCAGCTCCCAGTCGCCGACCGCCTTGACCGACGGGCCAGGTCTGGCGTCTGCCGGCATCTCGGCCTTGCCCGGATGCTCATTCACGTAAATAGCCCGCATCTGGGCCAGGGCCTCCTCCTCGGTTGGATGGCAGCCGAAAGTGTCTCCGACTGGTTGGTGGTTTTCGTCGTGCTTGTAGACGCAGAATTCGCCCTTGTCGTTCTTGGCGATCATGTATGGCATTGCTCACCTCCCCAGGAAATGCCGTATCATCTGATTGAACAACCGCCGGATAACCCCAGACGCTATAACTTCTTGCACCGCCGTTTCATCCGTCTTCCAACCATGCTTCTTATGCACCGCTGCTTGCTGTGCCGCTCCTTGGACGGTGGCGCTGTAGCTGGCTCGGTTGCCCAGTATCTGGCCCCACTGCCCATAGGGCTTGATGGACCATTGTTGGCCCAGCTGTTCCGACGTCTTCTTGCCGCCTGACCAGCGCCGGAGGCTCTTGCCGGTGACATTGCCTTTCTCGTAGCGCGCTAGTGCCTTTGGGCTGCTCGTATAACGCTGGCCCCAGCCACGCTCGTACCAGGTGAGCGTCTGGCCACCCCGGATCGGGTGCGGGAAGTTGCCCTCATTCATCGGCGGATACGGCCGCAACCGTTCCTCAATCTCCTCGGCCACCGCGTGCGTGAATGCCTGCATCTCCGGCCCCAGGTCCCGCCCCAGGCCAGCCAGGCGTTCGCGGACCTCGTCCAAGCCAAGTATTTCAAGCGTCAGATCAGGCATTGCTCTTCGATTCCTCTGGCACTGCGCGCAGACCTACTTCGCAGCGGCAATTAACGTGGGCTGGCGGCCCGTCTGGGAAATCCGCTGCCCAGACCGATTCTGGCTGGCCATTGAGCGGGCCACAGATCGGGCAGACGAGCTCGTCATTGCGCGTGTGCCAGACCCGCTCCATTTGCAGCCCATGCTCGCCGAGATATTCCTGGTAGTGGGTCGTAGCTGCACTAGCTGCTCGCGTAACCTCGGTGACTGCAATCATGCTTGCCCGCGCCTCGCCGAAGGTCGGCGCAAGCAGTTTCTCCAAGTCAGCCCGTGTCATCTTGGGCGTTTCGAGGAACTGCCCGACCGACTGTTGCAGCGTCGCCTGTATCTGCGCCTGAGCCGCCGTCACTCCCTTCTCAGTCGTACCGCGCAGCTCTTTCACCAGGTCATAGGTATAGCTGCGCGCCCAATCAATCGCCGCCGCGTTGACCAGGCCGGGCTCGATGCCAACATGTAGAGCCTCAGCCTGACGCATCACCTCCTCCGCCATGGCAGCGCTGATCTCCACGCCCAAAGCCCGCGTCAGCTCAGCACTGAACTCGTCCCAGGGGAAGTCGGTTTCGCCGGCTAACAACGCATCGGTGAATCGGCCATCGTATTTGGCAAAGACCGCTTGCACCTTGCGTTTGATGATCGCTTCCTGGTCGAGCCGGCTCTGTTCCACACTCTTGAGGAAGTCGAACGCCCGTTCTGGCTGCTCCAGGGCTTCCTGAGCCGCTTTCACTGCCTGCATCAGCCCGGCCGGGATAGCTGTGCTTTCAAACGCCGTCACCCGTCCACGGGCACGCGTCTTCTCTCGCCAGCGGCGCAGGTCAGCCTTGGCCGCTATGCTCTTCAGGACAGCCTGTGGCTCTTGGCCAGGTTCTGCTGCCGCGTTTGCTATCTCAGTCGGCGGCGCCTCGGCAGCGGATGTGGATGCACTCGCTGGTGTCTCCGTGCCTGGGATTGGTGTGGTAGGCCCGATCTGTGCCACCAGGGCCAGACCGCGCTCATCGCCGAGCACATCATCCTGGAACCAGCGCTTACGTACCTCGTCAATGGTATGGTACTTGGCGTAGTTATCGCGCTCCTGGAGCTCCAGCAGCCGATCTGTCTTGCGCGGGTCCTCGAACTCGCCGACCAGGTTCTCGCCATAGATTGGCAGGAGTCGATTAGAGATCACCTCGGCCACACTGGTGAGCATCGGCCAGAGGGTGAACTCAGCGAATACCGCCTTGGCCGCCAGGGCATTTGCCTCGGTCGTGTTCTTATCCAGGATCGCGGCCAGGCCCTTACCAAAGATTGAGTAAATCTCTTCCTTGGTCGCTTGCCGGCCTGCGAGGAACTCCATGTCCTTCTGGCTGAGAGCTGCCTGAATCCATTGCACTGCCCCGGTGCCAGTGCCGCGCAGCATCATCGGTCCGTGACGCTTTGTGCCGCCCCACTCCCGCCGCACTGCCTGCTGCATCTGATCCCAGGTGGCATTGTCGATCATGTCAGCGAAGGTCAGGATGCTCGGAATCTTGGCGTTGTCCTTGCCGAAGAACTCAGCGTTCCACCTCTGCATCGCCAGATCGCCCGCCGCCACCGTGGCCAGGGATTCGATTGGCGAAAGGCCGATAAATGGATTGAGCGGGTGAAAACGTTTGAAGTGCACGATCTGCCAGGGAGGTAGCATGAGCGCCTGGCCATGGCCGTCATTGA